AAATAGAAGCAACAGCTTCTTCACTAAATTTGGTAGTCTCTTGCTTTTCAGCAAGGACTGTCTTTAATGCGGATAGTATTTGTTCTAAATCCATAGTTTTAGTTTTGGTATTATTTACAGTCTCTTTTTGATCTTGTGAAAAATTTTTATCTTTAATCTTTAATAAATCTAGTGTATTTACTTCAATCGATTCAGCTTCTGCTTCTTCGTTATCATCTTCTATTTCATTTTCTTCAGTATCTATATTATTATCAGAAGTTCCATCGTCAATTACAACTCCTTGAACATCTGCGGCAGGATTAGTAGTAAAACCAATACCTAAAGGATAAATTCTTCCTGTGACTAAACGATATACAGGAGTTCCATCATTCATATAACCATTACCATCAAAACCTCTAAGATATTTCTTGAATTCAATTAATTGTTTTTGATCAGTGATTATTTCTGCATCTTTTAAATTATCACTTCCAACAGCTACAACATATTCATTAAAACCGATCTCCCAACTTGCACTTATTCTTCTAAATAAATTAGATTCTGGATCGTTAGAGTCAACTAAAGCATCAGCAAAGTCTCTATCTACAGTTTTATATACTACGGCAGCTAAAGCAATATTAAATGGATCTAATGAACCCTTAACCTGTTCATCAGTTAATATTTGATTCTCTCCATAGCTAGAAAATGCAGAATTTACAATATGTCCAACTACTCTTTGTTTCTTATGTTCAATATTTGTTGGCTTATGAATAAAATATTTCTTAAATGCAATTGCGGTATTTGTATCAATACCATCACCATTTTTATTAAACTTATTTACTAAAGCAGCATTAAAAGCAGCCCCAACTAAATCAACATTCTTATCTAAATTAACAGATTTAGGTATTAAAGTTTTTAATGAATCAAGAGAAGCTTCGGATAACAAAATATTCTGATCAAAATTAAGCGAAGCCGTTACTATATTTTCAAAAGTTGTTCTATACTTAAACATATAATTAATTTTTACACAGAATACTTAGTGCTGTGATATAATAAACCGGCAGAATATGCATCTAATTGATGTTCTGCCGCCATATTTTGTATATCAGTTAGTATTCCTAACTTATCAAGTTGCGTAGGATCGTTTAATACTTTACCTACTACTTCGTTCCAAGTTCCACTTTCGCAACCTACAATAATAGCTTCGCTAATACCAGTAGCTAATTGTTTTTGATCTGCATTTAAAGATTTTTTATTATATTTTTTCTTTAGAGCAGTTTCTACAATAGCATATAACTTCTTCGTTTCATCCATAACTTTAGCAATTGCATCTTTAGCAAAAACACTAGCTTTTGTAGTTCCTACTGGACGACCTCTTTCATTAGGTGTTTTAGTTTTTGGCAATGGACCGGCAGCAGCACCAGTTGGCATCGCTGGAGGAATCATTGGAACGCCACCAACTATCGGATTGTAGTAACCTTTCTCACGATCAGCTACAAATCTCTCTTGTGCAGCGGCCAACTCTTCTGTAGTTGGATAAATTCCTGTTTCGATAACCTTTAAACCTTCTTCTGGAGGAAGAATACCAAGCTCCATCATGCGCGTAACAACTCTATTAAATTGAGTTTCATCCTTAATAGATACTTCTTCAAATTTTGCTTTTGGACACTTACCTTTAAAACCAAGATTCTTAAAAATCTGTTCTAATTCAGGTTGTAAAAAGTCATTCAAGAATGCGTTTCTTGCTTCTTTTAGTCTTTCAAAAAATACCTGAGCTTTAACTGTAGTGTTAGAGAATTTTTCAGATCCAATTAATATATTTTGTAGACCTTCTTTGATATCTTCATTAACAATCTTGTATTTCTCATAACCTAAAACCTTGTTTAGATCAGGAATGATAAATTCAGCTTTTGTAGTATAATCAGCAACAAGAACACGACCAACAGATTGATTATTAAGCAATGATTGCATTGCTTTTATATTTTTATGATTGATTCCACCCTTGCTAGGCTCTGTTCCTAATGTAATTAGAAGAATAACATTTTCGATAGTACGGCAAATAGCTTGATCAATCTTTTTCATCTCAAGTTTAAAGTTAATGTCATCTAAAACTGGGAATCCAAATGGAATAGCAAATGGTTCATAGTCTTGTTTCTTATAAAAGGAATAAATTACATTAGTTGGATCAAGTTGAATCTTTAAACCATCTCTAGCCCATTGACCATTTCTGATCTTGTCTTTAGTCTGCTCATCCAATTGATCAAAAATCATTTGATCATGATCGTTTTTAGGAGTGCGAAGTCTTTCTAATTCATATTCTGAAAGAACTTTCTGATACAACATCGCTTTCCAAGAACTAGTTCTATTTACAGTAACATAATATGGATTTAACAATGTATATTGAACAGGAATAGAGTTCTTTACATTATAACTAGTAGGATAGTTTAGCAAACTAACGTCTGTTGTATAAGACTGACCATCATAATTAGCATATGTCTCTAAGATTTTCTGAAAATCATCTATTTCAAATTTCGCATTTATTTTATAAAAGAAAATATTACCGCTTCGATAATACTCACGGAAATATTGATCTTTAACATTCCAAAGCTTTACATACTTCATCCACTTATTGAAGAAGTCTTTAGCTTTTTGACTGCCGCCTTCTAAATATATTTCAGCATTCGCAAATTCTGACATGATATCAACCGCATTTCTAAAAATAGCTACATTAGCATATGCTTTCTGACATAATTCAATTGCATCACGAATATTGTATCCATTAATAGAACTTTCGAATGGTAATAATCCTTCACGAATATTACCATATTTATAAATTTTTGGTCCTACATAAGCCAAGTTTCTTCTGATACCTGTTGTACCTTCTTCAGAAGTTCTTTCATAACTCGCATTTGAAGCGTGGGTATAAAATGGGTCGCCTACCAAAGCTGGCTCAGAACTATCAGTTTTTACTAGATCTTCTAGTGAAGCTTTGTGATCAGAGTTGTTTTGACCGCCGCTGAATTGATTCCAATAGTCTGATCTTTTTGTATATTTACGACTCATATTAATAATAGTTACACATTCTAACTTTCAAAGTGACTTTTTAACTTTATTAAGCAATAAACATCGGCTCAAATGTTTCCATAACATCATCAACATGAGTGTTATTCATATCAAAATATATTTTAGCCAACCAATTTCCCAAAACCAATGCAGAATAACTATCTTTTCTTGGTTTATCTGGACCTGATTTACGTTTTAGATTAGCAGGAAGATCAAAGTTTTGCAGACCTTGTGCAGAAGTGGTTATTTGTATTAAAGCGCACTCAGTTTTAGTCAAAAGTATCATATCTGACAAATGTTCAACAAAGTCAATCATCTTAGCTTCTTCATTTTCTTTTTCAGAGTCTAATACGTTTGAGAATTTGATATCTGATATACCTATTCGCTTTCTAGTCTGAGATCTAAAATTATCATCAATAGCTCTACTAGCAAAGAATATGCGCCTATGGTCAAAGTTAGCTTGTAATAACTCATTTGCTAAACGTATCCAACCAGAAGTTGGCTTTCTTAAGAAAACATATTTAAATTCAGATTTATTATATTCAGATTTGGCAGAATAAAGATTCTGAGCATATTCTTCTGGTCTTTCGAACTCTGTATTCATTGATTTCAAATTAATCTTAGCGTCTTTAAACAATTCGCTTTCATTACAAGAATTCATAAACTGAACACCGCCGTTATAGTCCATACAAATAGCTACAACATTAAAATTCTGTAATACATATAAGAAATATTTAATATGATCTTTCAAAGACGAACCAGATAATGCATAAGAATGTACTAATGTGGCTATTTGCTTCTCTTTATTTATTTTTAATATTTGTATAGCAAAATCGTCTGATGATTCTGTTTCTGACCACGAAGGGTCAACGGCAACTATATATTCATCTTCTGAATTGCCCGTTACTTCTACTGCTGGCATCTCTCCATCTGGAACAGTGCATAATGCCATCTTTGAAATTTTAAAATAACCTGAGCTATCATCAGTAAATTGTGCGCCAAACTCTCTTAAAAATTGCGACTCACTCATTGTTGCTTTTGCCTGATTTATAAGATTCTGATCGTATAGCTGTTGAGGAGCGCAATCGTATGAAAACTGCATAACACAACGTCTAGTAGAGTCTTTACTCTTTGGATTAGCTATTAATGTTTCATATTGTTCATATAATTTATATAAATACTCAAATTTAAAAGAAGCAGATGACAAAGCTATTAATTTGTTATTAGGCCATTGGTATCTATCTTCTTCTTTCATTTCTCCTTTAGCAATTAATTGAGTTTCTAGATTATACAACTCTTCTCGTTGTGTTGGATTCTGTACTACAGACAAGAACGGAACAATGACTTCATTATAAATACGCTCAGGCATCAATAAAAACTCGTCAATAATGATTCTATGAAAACGAAAACCACGAAGCTTTTCACCATCACCCAAAGGTAATGCGCGTATGCGACTTTTACCTATTTCCATTACCCATTCGTCATTAGATTTAGAAACGTGCGTAATACATTGTTTTAAAAGGTAGGCTTCAGGCTTGGCGGCAATATCTTCTATCTTTTTGAATATCATTTTAGACTGACGAAATGAACGCGACAATATTCCAGTCTCAACTCCTTGATTTAATATCGCATCAAGTACAGCATAAATACCTGTAGTATAAGATTTACTCATACCACGCGACCATACTCCTAGAAAATAATCGCTTTCCAACATGCCTTTGATAGCCATATGTTGGAACGGAAATAATTTAACACCCGTAATCAAATCTGTTGAGAACGTAATGTTATTTCTTAAAAATTGATAGAACAGCAATTTAGCTTCTCTTTCTTCCAGAAAACCTTCTTTTTTTAGAAGCTCTTCATTGGATATAAGATAGTTCTTGCGTTCTTTTTGATTGCCTGTTTCCCAACTCATTGTCTAAATAGTATTGTAAATCTACCTGCCAAAGCGATTTACCATGATATAATAACTTAGGTATAATATCTAAAGATTTGTTTCTGCTGCCAGTAAATATAAATTGTATATGTCTAGGATATTTATGGCTTAAATGGCGCATATTATGAAAAACATATTCTAGATTTGTTTTTCTATTAAATCTCTTTTGGTTATCTAGTATTGAGGCAATGCTGCTTTCAATAACTACATATAAATAAGACTCTAATTCTACAGCTTTAATTAATTCTCTTTCAAATCGCTCTACTCCAGAAGCCATCGTTCCAAGAAAATCTGATTCGCTTTTTCTATCAACAAAAGTATTCGTAAAATGATTTTTACTATCTATTAAATAATCTCCTACTATTATTTTTTCTATTTTACATTTTGGAAACTCTAATGCATCTTGTTCTCTAGTATCTACCAAAATTGGTAAACGAGAAACATCTACAGAATTAAAATTAGAAGGCAAACATTTATTATATAAAGGCTCTAAATTCAGTAATCTGCAAACAGAATTATAAGATGTAAAATGTTTCTTATATATATTAATAGATGGCATCTGCAACGTAATCAATTCGTTATGAAAAGGCGCAAAATGATACGTCTTTTCATCAACTCTGTTTTTTAATATTTCGACACACTTTTCTTTAACTAATTCTTGATCTGTAGACGCTTCCCACTTTAAAAATTCTTTATAATCAAGAAACTCTGTTTCAAAATATTGTTTTTTATTTTTAAATGGTATCTGTTGTTTATAAAATAAAGAAAAGCGGGGATAATAAGTGCAATAATACTCAGCTTGATAAATATCATGTTTTTTTAAATGAGCATGAAAAGATTTATCGTTTTCAAAATGTTGATTGCAGATTTTACACTCCATAATTAGTTGGTACTAAATATATAATACCTCTTTTTGCGCCTTCGCTCAAAGTATCATTATTATACCAATAATTATATTGTCCATCATATATTTTATCAAAATGAGGTTTTAACCATTCGAAATTAAATGGTTGATCATCATAAACATCATAACCTAAAGTAGTTGAATTAGGTACAACAAAATCATGAATAGCTATAATAGGTTTGATTTTACATTCAGCTATTATGTCTAACTCTTTTTGCAAAGGACAGTCCCACCAATGAGCATCCAAAAAAAATATACTTTTACTAGTTATATTTTTATCTATAATTAAATCTTTAAGAACTTCTTCGCTTTTTCCAAATATAACGTTTGGATATAATTTTAATGAATTTAAACGATATAATGAAAAATCATAATTTTGTTTATGGCCTTCTATTGTATATACGGTTTTGAAGTTCTCAAATAAAAAACCTGCTGTATCGCCTTCATAAGTTCCTGTTTCTATTACCGTATCAATTTTGAATAAATCTCTTAATGTCAAAAAAGTATGAGAAATAAATTTATCACCATTAAATGCTTTTTCTATGCTCATATTAAATTGCGTCTTGTTTAGATATTCCTAAAATTCTAGCTTTCCATGCGCTCATGTTTTCAAGTCGATCAGCTTCTTCTCTGATGATTTTCTTTTGCATCTCTGCAATTTGAATCATCATCTTTCTTTCGTGTTCATCTTGAAATAGTTCTACTAAGTTAATGATAGAAGCGTTCTTTTGTTGATGATGTTCAACTCGTTTAGAGCGTTCACCATTTAATTTTTGAATACTTTTATCTATTCTTTGAGCGCATTGATTATATTCTTCACTAATCGTTTTCAAAACTTCAGTCAAACGCATAGTAAAATCTTTTTGTTCTTCTGTTTCATTGAACATTTGATTTATTTTATTTTTCTTAACATCAATCTGTCTTAAATTGATATAATCCATACAAACATTTATATACAAATTAATTTCATCGGTAGTTAAATCAGGTTTGTCCCATACAGAACGTACAAATTCTGCTTCAAATAAATCTTTATCTGTTCCACTCGTATAAGAATCATAATTACCTACAAATCTAGGACTAGATAAATAAGTTAATAATTTTTCCATGTATTTTCTATGTTGCAAAGATAATTTTTGCTCATCAATTGATTGACCACACCATTTATTAACTTTATTAATTACAGTATTAATAGAACGAGGAACAGAGTATTTTTCATTGACTGCTGACTCGTTATCTACTAGAAATTCTGGATACTTTTCTTTTATATACTTGTGGACCGCTCTATATTCAGGCGTAATAAAAACATTTAAATTCTTTAGACCTTGAAATTTTTCATTAAACAAGAGTTCAGTAACTTGTTTTGGAGTTATGCCTGTTTTTATATTTTGATCAATGAATTCAAATTGATTTTTAGTTAATAAGTCTTGATTCACTGGAGGTTTTGGCTTATCTTTCTTTGCAAATCCAGTACTAACTAAAAAATCTCTGATTAATTTTGCTTCTTTAGATCTTCCTGTAAGATCTTCTCTATTAAATAATAAATTGGCGATTATGACATAATCATTCACGCCTTCTTCTATTTTTTTAGTTATAAAAAGTTTCTGTTCTTCTGTTAACATATTAGATAGAGAATAAATCGTTTTCTTTTAATAAACTTTGAGCTTTTAGATAAAGCATCTTTTTTAAATTCTTTATTTGCTTGTAACCTGCTTTGCGGCCCTTTTCGTTTGTCTTAAATTTTAATATTGTGGCGATCTGATCATCAGATAAGTTATCAATAAAAAACATTTTATATATAAAAAAATTCTTATCTGATAAATTATTCTTCATCAATTCGTGCAACTTACTTTCTGCTTTTTTATAATCATGTTCGATGTTGGATTCGAAAGAATTAAAATAATTTTTATGATTTTCAAGACTAACTGTAATTTTTACATCATATGCTGACTTCTTTATCTTTTCCCATTTAGCATATAATGGACATTCATTACATTGCATTCCACTAGCGGTAAAACCACATGATAATTCTGCGCCAGATTCGCCTTCTTTATTTTGATTAAATGGACAAGATAGACATGGGCGAGCAAAACTTGTATAATTATTACGAATTATATTTCTTATTTGATTTGTAACTATG